ATGTTGGCCATGGCCCCAGCGCTGGTATTATTTTAGTGTTAACTAAATTTACATATCCCTGCGTGTAGTGTGATGGAATGTATAAGTACATAGCTATAAAGATGTGAATATAGCAATAGCCCTCCTTTGCCTCAACTAGTTGCCCATCCCATGCCTTTGGAAGATCTAGGAGCTGAAAATTTGTGCAATTTCCTACCGTGTACATTGTTGCATATGGGAATCTCACTTGTGAATAATATGGTTTCCCATCATCGTGTGTCACACAGCAGCATGTGTACACAAATTGATTGTCTCTCATGGAAATACATGTTTTGTCAATGTCAAATAATTCCACTCTTGTCCCCTGTACTGCTTTGCTAACCTCGTTCAATGTGTGTGGTACAAATAGTAAATTTGCACTTAACTTTCTAACTCCTCTGATGTGCTTTCTTTCAGTTGGTAGTGTATCTTTCGTGTATTGAACTTGCTTAAACCAATTTGTATATAGTGCTTGTGCATCCCTCTTTAAATTGTTTAAGTGTTGCGTGTAATCGCGACTCTCAGTGTAATTTCCGAAGTACCATGATTTCTTAGATGTTGGTGGTGCTTTATTTGTAAATGTGCTAAGATCTCCTCCTTTCACTCTTATCTCGCGATTTTTCATGTAGCGTGCTATTTGAAGTAAATTCAAATGAGCTTCCTTCCATGCTGATTCATCCGTAAAATCAGGCTTGTCAAGTACTGCGAGTACTTTTAGTATGTTTCTGAACGGTTCACAATTATTACCATAGCAAATTCTCGCTATCTCTTCAGATATTTCAATTGGCATATCTGGTTGTTGAAGTCCTCGCTCCACCAACTGAAATATTTTTGAAGGAAATTCCCACCGTTTGTCTGTTTCAGCATGTTTCATGGCTTGAATCATTTGAGATGAAGAGAAATCTTTACAGATCTCTTCCCATGTGCGTTCAGCTGCTTTCTTTGCACACTTTGAACAATGTTCGTCCAATTGTGGCATGAATGCTTGTGTAAGCATTTTTCCAAATGCTATGTTTGTTGAGTCATCCCAGTCAAAGCTGCACATGTGATCAACAGGAACCGTTGGTTGACACCAACTAGCTCGTTTGGCTTCGAGTGTTTCTTCCAGACGTTTCATCTCGAATGTGTCACTCAAATGTTGTATTTTATGCAAATCTTTTGGGATGTAATTTAACGCGTTCACAATATTGTTTCCTTGTACTCCGCGCACTATTTTCATTTGGTTTTTATCCCCATTTTCAAAGAAGACGTACCCACTATTTCCTGCTTTTAAGTGTTTCACATTGACTGGCTTCTGAAGGTTTCTAATAGTGCAAATGCGCGTTAATGTGTCTCTCGTAAAATCATCCAGAATTACATCTTGGTGACGGAGTTTTCCGTACTCATGTTGTGTATCCACATGAATAAGTGCATTATTAGCTATCCTCTTTCGTTTAGCAATTATTCGCTTTTTCCCAATTATTTCGATATGTTTGCCACTTTTTGTGTGAGTTTTAGTGACAAATCTAAGTAAATTCTCAATAGGATATTGGACGTACAAAGCCTTCTGCTTCTTCTGTTTAGGTTTATAACTAGACAACGTCCACTTAACTGGTTCTATGTCAACTCTTTTCACACGCCAAATTTTCTTGATTGGCTTTACCGCTTGCACCTGGTGTTCAACTTGTCTCGTAGCTAGTTTGACAGCCATTGGTGCAAATGCAGTACCTTGAGTATGCGCTGCATCAAAATCTTTGAAAGCCTTG